GGTCTTGAACTGGATGATCTCGTTGCCGAGCAGCGCGGCGTTGTCGCCGTTGAGCACGTCCGCCTCGGTGACCGATGAGAGCGTGCCGCTTGCCAGCGTGACCGTGACGCTGTTGGTCTCGTCGAAGATATTCTGCGTAAAGTCGCCGAGCACGCTGGCGGCGAAGCCGGCCGTCGCGCCGAACAGGTGCACGTTGCCGTAGGTCGCCCAGGATGAGGCGTCAGCGCTTTTGAAGATCTGCGCGCCGTCCCAGCCGGCGATGTAGCCGTGCGCGGCGCTGTAGATGCCGTAGCCGTTGTCCATGTCGCGCAGCAGCGGGATGTCGAGCATGTGGAGCTGCGTCGGGCCTTCCATCGCCACTTCGCCGCTCGGCTCGGGCAGGCTGGGCGCGGGGGCGTTCTGATCGTATATCTGCAGATCCTCAAGCACGGCGCCGAAATTGATGACGCCGCCCTGCTCGTCGCGCGTGACGATGCGCACGGTGTAGGACACGCCGCCCTTGACGATGGCGACAACGTCGCTCGGCACGAGGTGGCTGTATTTACGGCTGGCGGAGAACGTGAAGCCGATACGGCCCTGCCAGGCGTTGAACATCAGCACGTCGGCGACCTTCTTCGCCTGCGTGGCGGAGAGCGCCATCGCCACCGAGACGAGCTGCTGCACGCGGCTGGAGCCGATCAGCCGCCGCGCGTATTGCGCGCCGATCATGTAGTCGGCGGCGGCGTCATAGTAGTTGAGGGTAATCTCGTCGGGCAGCTCGACATCCTGCGTGCGCTCCATGAGCGCGGTGTCGGGCTGTTCGCTGCCCCATTCGTGCGCGGCGAGGTCGTCCTCCGGGATGGTGGCGGCGAGGCTTCCGCCGCGCTTGACGAACTTCAGCGTGCCATCGACCTCGATGCCGTCGAACGAAAATGCCGATGAGAGCGGCTCCAGTCCGGCGCGCACCGCGTTGCGGTTGGTTATGGCGTAGCCGGTAACGGTGTCGGTGAGCGCGGAGGCGTCGATTTTCGCGCCGGAGAGGCCGACCTTCGCACATTCGGCCTCGACGATCGAGCGGATAGTGGGGGCGGTGCCTGCGTAGCTTGGAAGGTGGGTGACCCATTGCCAGCTCGTTCCGACACCTGTGCGGTTGAGCACCAGGCCGTCGCCGCCGTATATGAAGTTCGAGTATCCAGCACCCCACCAGAACTCTATGCGATTCGCCTGATCGATCGAGTAAGTGCCGCCGTCCGGGATGCGATGCGATCTAAAATTGCCGGTATAGTAGGTATCATAGAAATACCAGTCGTTGCCGTCCCTGCCCATGGCCGCCAGCGTGACCGAGGAGGTTATGGTCCACGGCCCCTCGACCTCGTTGAAATTCACATCGAGCCGCCAGATTTCAACCCCGAGGCCGCCGTAAAGATAGCCGGCCGTATCGGTGAATAAATGCGAGTAGCCTTTTGTGCCGACGAGCACGGCTCCTTCCCCGCCCAGGGCCATGCGAGACCAGTTGTTGGCGGACGCCCATCTGGCATAAACGTACCCGTAGGCATATACAGCTATGGTCGGAATGCCATACGCCGTGCCAAGCTGCTCGGCGGGGATGCTGCCTTCCCATTCTCCGTCGATCAGGAAGGCGCAATTCGAGCCGCTATACCCCATCATGACGAGATATGCAGTCGGCAGGCCTTTGATGGCTGTCCAGAAAATCGGCTGTTCTGGCGGGATGGCCCTCGACAGCACCGGAAATGAGTTGAGCAGCGTCTCGACGCCAGCGTGACTGACCTGATACTTGCTGTACGTGTAGGTCGTGGTTGACCCGGATTTGGCCTGCGTTATGTTCGTGAAGATCGCCAGCCCGTTCTGCATGCCGATGTTCGACACCACCGCACCGGAAGCACCAGACGCAGAGGCGGCGACACGAGCCTGCACCGGCGTGTCGGCCTGTATCACCTCGAACTCGACGTTCGGCGTCCGGTTGCCGAACTTTTCGAGTTGCAGATCATGAAACACGACATAGGCGGTGCCGCGGTAAGCTGGGCAGTTGGCGGCGCCGACGGCAGCCTGGATGAGGCTGTTGGCCACCTGCGTCTCGCTGCCGGTGTAAATGGTGATGCCGCTGGCAGTGCTGTTGCTGGCAGCGAGCGTGGCGGCACTGGCGCCGGTGCCGACGTTGTAGATCAGCTCGCCGTTGGCCCAGATGCGGCGGATGCCGACGATCGGGCCTTCGCAGATCGCCAGGGCGAAGGATTGCGAATAGGTGTAGGTTATCTGGGTGGCCTTCTTCTTGCCGCCGCCCTTGCCGCCGGAGCTGACCTTGTTCTTGTGCTGCGTCTCCTTGATCGGCGCCGACCAGATCATGTTTCCTGCGGCGCGGAAGCTGCCGTAGATGCGCGGCATCGGTTGGCCGTAGGTGCTGGCCTGCACCTTGAGATCGCCGAGGCGCGGGCCGTATTGTGTCGGCAGCTTGGCGTTCTTGGATTCCAGAAGGCTGCCGAGCGTGGATCCGATGCTCCAGCCTATGGAGACGCTGGACATGCCCAGGAAGGTGAGGGGCCCGACGGCATAGCCGATGCCGGCACCGATCGCGCCAAGCACGAGGGAGGCCATTACAGCACCCCCTGCAAACGGTAGCAGCCGCGCAGGCGGCGGCGCCAGTAGGCGTCGAAGCCGTTCTCGACGACGCGACCGGCGTCTGCCCAGGCATGCACGATCTGCAGCGGGTCGGTCTGCGTGACGATGGCGACGTGCTGCGGTTCGCGGGCGAAGGCGAAGATCATCAGGTCGCCGGGGCGCACGGCGGCGAGGTCGATGCGCTCGGCGTGCTCCTCGACGGCGGCGACGAAGAGGCCGGCGTGCGGTACGTCGGCGTAGCCGGTCTGGTCGCGCACCCCGTGCCCGCAGGCTTGCGCGGCGCACACCACCACTCCGGCGCAGTCGAGCGCGGTGCCGGGCAGGCGCCCCTGGTGCATGAAGGGCGTGCCGATGAAGCTGCGCGCGGTCATGATGAACTCTTCGCGCGTCATTATCTTCCGCTCATCATGCGGTCGGTGCCCGGCACATGCGGGAAGCCGCGGAAATTGACGACGTTGGAGAATTTTGAAGCGCAGGTGGACAGCAGCTTGTCGCAGCCGGCATACACGGAGTAGGTATCGCCGGCCTGTATCGGGTTCGGCATGCCCTGCTGCAGGACGAATGCACCGGCCGAGAAGGTCTTGACTTCCATGGCGTAGCCGGTGTTGTCGCCGGAGGTGAAGGTGAGCAGGCCGAAGTTGAACCAGCCTGCCGCTTCGCCGCGGCCGGAGTCTATGAAGGCGGACTGCGTGGATGCGGCGGTAACGGTGCCGGCGACGGTGATGCCGGCGAGGCTGATGCCGCAGCGCGCATCGCCCAGATCGGCGTCGCAGGCGGGTGTATAGACGCGGCCGACCGGCTGCTGCAGGGGCTGCGTCATGCCGCGCAGCTCGACGGCGAAGTGCTGCCGGCCGCTGCGCACGTTGCCCATGGTGCCGGCGCGCAGCACCTCGTGGCCCATTGTGAGGTCGGCGTAGTTCACGCGCATGATGGTGAATTCGGCGAAGTCCCACAGCCCGGCCAACAGGTCGTCGTCGGTGATGGTCTCTGACGAGAGCATGCCTTCGACTTCCATGTTGTCGACATCCATCGCGTCGCTGGTGCGGATGGCGCTGGCGGAGTAGCCGGTGGCCGCGGTATAGGTGAGGCCCTGGTAGTCGATGTCGGCGTCGTGGTCGGTGAAGCAGAACACCTGCGCGTCGCGCCGGGTGACCTTCCACAGCGTGGCCAGCGTGGTGACCTCGCCGGCGAGGTGCGACTTGAGGATGGCGCCGATGGCCTTCACAACCGCACCTCGACGATGGGGATGGCGTCCCAGCGCAGGATCGGGCCGGGGCCGACGATCTGGGCGCGCAGTTCGTCGATGTCGAAACGACAGGGCACGTCGAATTCGCCGGCCCAGGTGAGCGCTTCCGATGCCTGCGGGTACTTCCGCCCCTTGCCGGAGCCGGTTGTGATGGTCTTGCCGGCGGTGTTGGTGGACAGGGTGAAGGTGTACGGCCCGGTGCCGGTGATGTTGCTGATGGTGTGGGCAAGGCCGTTGACCAGCGCGGCATCGGCGCCGGTGAAGCCGGTGAGGTAGAGCTTCTGGCCGATGGCGAGCGTGCCGGGGTTGGTGGCCAGCACGACCTGGGTGGTGGCGCCGGCGGTGATGCTGCTGGCGTTGCCTTCGGCGTCGGCAACGAAGGTGACGATGCCGGTGGCGTAGTCGACCGAGATGTTGCCGGGCGAGGCGCCGACGGTGAGCGCTGTCGCGTCGCGCTTGAAGACGCAGGTGCCGGAGACCGGCTTGACGATGGTGCGGGTATGGACGGATGCGCCGGAGGCGTAGCGCTTGGTCATCTGGTACGTCGGCAGGCCGGTGCCGGCGCCGAGGGAGCCTTCCGACCAGCTTGCCTGATAATCGGCGAAGTCCTTGAAGCGGAAGCCGATGGCGCGGCCCTTGACGACACGGAAGAAGTTGGCGACGGCGTCGAAGTCGGCCTTGGTCTTGGCGGCCTGGGAAACCTCGTATTTGCAGCGCGCGGCGCTCCATTCGGCGTTGCGCGCCTCATGGCCGGATTTGACGACGATGACAGAGGTGTTGAAGCCGGGGCCGCCCATGGCACCGAAAGCGATGCCTTCCGGGAAGCGTGGGGTCTCGATGAAACTCACCGATTCCTCCGCATGGCGCGATCGACGGCGGCGCCGACTTCAGAGGCTATCTGCTGCTGGCTGCGCCGGTCGGTCGGGCCGTTGATGGTGAAGGTGTTGTAGACAGCCATGCCGCCGCCGTTGGGCACGATGTTGCCGGCCTGGCGTGGCACGAAGAGTTCCGGCCCGCGTTCGCCGACCAGATAAGCCGAGCCAGCCGCCACCGGGCCGCCGTCGGCACGGGCGCCGCCGAACATATTTCCGAAGATGCTGCTGAGGAATCCCCCCATCTGGCCGGTCTTGCCGAAGTCGCCGGTGAGCCAGTTCATGAGCTGGCTGGCGAGCAGGTTGGCGACCATGCGGTCGATGGTTTTCTTGAAGTTGCCGTCGAGGTCGTCGAACTTGCCTTGCATGATGTCGAAGAAGCCGTCGGCCATGGCGTCCTGCATGTTTCGGGCGGCCTGTTTGACGAATTCGGTCATTTCGTCGAGGGGCTTTTTCGCCTCCTTAATTTTGTCCTGCGCGTCGAAGACGGCGCGCGCGTAGGTGTCCCAGCTGATGGCGCCGGCATCCAGCAGTTCGGCCAGGTGCACCTCGGTGGCGGCGAGGTTTTCCATGTCCGTGCGGGTGTCGGCGAACAGGCGCTTGCCCTCCTCCATCATCTTCTTCTGCTTTTCCAGCGCGTCGGCGCGCTCGAGCAGCGGGCGGATGGAGGCGGCCCACTCGGCGGGCATCTGGCGTTCGACTTCGAGCAGTTGCTGTTCGGCCTGGGTGAGCGCGCCACCCTTGGCGATCTGGGCGTCGAGGCCGGCGGTGTATTTCTCGGCTGAGAGGAACATGCGCTCGTACTCTTCGCCGAGCTTGCGCATCTGGACGAGCTCGTCGTCGGTTTGCTTTTTTTTGCCGGAATCAGGCAGGACTGGCGCCTTGGCTTTAATGGTCGGGCCGACGTCTTTGCTGTCGAGGCGCCCTCTGCCGGCCCCGGCCAGAGCCTCGGATTGCGCTATTTCCTTTAGGTAGGAAATGCGCTGGCGCAGAATGGCTGCGTCCTTTTCGAGCGCGGCACGCTCACCGGCTGGGATGGCGAACTGCATGCGCCGTTCGATTGCGGCCAGGTCCTCGGAATAAGTGCGCAGGTTCTCCTGGTGATTTTTGAACGGGTTAATGGTGCCGATATTCAACAGCGCATTCCAGAATCCGCCGGCAGCCCTGATGCCGACCAACAGTTCTTCGACGAATCGCGAGAGCGTAGGCAGCGCTTCCTGCGCGATGGCGATCTTGAAGGCTTCCGCAGCGGCGCCCAGGCGCGTAAGGTTGTCGTTGAATTCTTCGCTTTTCCTGGCCAGATCGCCGCCGACGATGACGCCGAGCTTTTCGGCCTCCTCCTTCATGTCGGCCAGGCCCTTCGAGCCCTGGTTGAGCAGCGGGATCAGTTCGGCGCCGGCTCTGCCGAAGAGCTTAACGGCGAGCGCGGTCTTGCCGGCGCCGTCTTCCATGCCGGCGAACTTGTCGGCGATCTCGGCGAGCACCTGGTCCGACGACTTCAGTCCGCCGCCGGCTTCCGTGACGGACAAGCCCAAGGCCTTGAAGGCATCCTTGGCTTCGCCGGTGCCGGCGGCGGTATCGATCATGTTCACCGACAGCTTCTTCAGGCCGTTGCCGATGGTCTCCAGGCTCACGTCGGAGAGCGCGCCGGCGTACTTGAGGGCGGAGAGCTGTTCGACGGCGATGCCGTATTTCTGGCTGGCCTTCTGCAGCTGGTCTGCGCCGTCGACGACGCCCTTGACGCCGGCGACGATCGCAGTGCCGGAGAAGGCGGCCGACAGGCCGGCGACGAGGACCGGCAGCCGCCCGACGGCACCTGCCATGCCGGATAGGCTCTGGTTGATGCGATCGAACGCGGCACGGGTCTCGTCCCGCGCAGAGATGGTGATGGTGGTCTTGTTATCAGCCATTCAGCCCGTCCCGTATGGCGACCAGCTGCGAGACCAGCAGGTCGAGGTCCTCAACGCCGAGCAGCTCGGCGACAATCGGCAGCGCAGTCCAGTCGAGGCCGCCCATCATGTTCCAGGCACGCACGGCAATTTCAGTTCCTGCAGGCGGCGTTCCTGGCGGAAGCGGCCCGTGCCGCCGCTCCAGCCAGGTCAGGAGTTTTTTGCGGCGGCGACCTTCCGCTCTTCATGCTCTCGCCAGAGCGCGACGATGGCTTCGGCGATCGGCGGCCACAGTTCCGGGTTGTCCTCGATGTAGTCGGCGAAAAGCGCGGCGTCGAAGGGCTCCGGATCTGGGTTCCCGCCTGGAACGAGGTCTATGTTCGTCAGGTTCCAGCCGACAGTGAAGCGGCGCACCATCTCGAGGCCGTCAAGCCCGTTGATGATTTCGGCGGCCTTCGGCCGGCGCACGGTGAATTCGTGACCGCCCGCCGGAACCTTCCGCTCGCGCGCGCGCAGGCGCGCTTCAAGTGTGCGGTTCATTGCTATCAGGCGGCGTAGTTGGTGAGCGCGCCGAGCATGGAGATCTTCGCCGGGCTGGTGGTGACGCCCTGCTTCTCGCCGCCCGGGCTCATCGTGTAGCCGACCGTGCCATAGAACAACACGAAAGCGCCATCAGGCCAGGCGATCTTGAATGCCTTGTTGGCGCGCAGGTCGAAGGCGGTGCGCATGGCCTGCTGCGCGGCGCTGGAGGGGTCCCACTGCATCTGTAATTCGTAGCTCATCGCGGTTGCGCCAACCACGATCTCGGTATCGGTGGTGTCGTTCACCGTGGTGGTGTCCACCGTCTTGATGTCGCCGCCGGCTGCATTGAAGCCCTGCACGCCGGTGATCGAGGTGCCGAGCGTGACTTTCTTCGCGGTGCCGGAGCTGAAGGTGTTGAAATCAGTGGTGTCGACCCCCGTCGCGCCGTCGATGTCGGCGATCTGGAATGTGTCCGTTGCCACATTGAGCACCTTGAACAGGCGGTTGTTCACTTCGACCATGCCCTGCACTTCCAGCAGCACGATGTCGCCGTTGCTGTAGCCATGCGAAGCGCTGGTGAAGACGCCGGGGTCGGCGTTGGTGGCGTCGCTGATGGTCTTCGCGGCAGCAATGGCGCTCTGCATGTACAGGTTGAGGCCGGAATTGGTGTGGACGGTCATTTGAGGCTCCTTTCTTCAGGCAAAGGCGTCCGGCGTGCCGGCGGCAGCCTGGTACGGGATGGTGAAGGTCATGCGCTTGACGCCGACTGGTTTCTCGAGCTGCTCGTCGTCGAAACTCATGCCGGTGTAAAACACTTCGATGTCGCGTCCGGAGACGGTGATCCCGGCGGCGAGTGCTGTCTCGACTTCCTTCGAGATCAGGTCGAGTTCGTCATCGAGTCCTGATGCCTTCTTCGAGCAGGCCTCGACAAAGAGGGTCAATTCGCGCCGCAAAACGTAATCGTCCGTGGCGGTGAGCACCTCGGCGCGTTCGTCGTCGGCAAAAATGCGCAGCCCGGGCAGGTTGGCGTCCTGCATCGGCTGCAGGCGGTTGGCGTAGACGCGAACGCCGGTGGTGGTCAGGCCGGTGAGCTTGGTCACCAGGGCGGCGCGGATCTGCTTGTGCAAGTGGTCGGCCATGTCAGGCTTCCTGCAGGCGCAGCAGCGTCATGCCAGTGCCGTCGGCCTCGACGCCGGTGACGGTGTAGGAAACGCCGCCCACGGACACCGAAGTGCCCTGGGCGGCGGAAGCTGCCGAGGAGGACGGCAGGAGGAGGCTCGGGGCGCTGCCGGAAATGGACAGGCCGGTGGCGTAGCCGTTGCTGAACAGTGCAGACGTTTCGACACCGCCGACCGTGGCCAGGACGTAACCTGGCATGTCGGGATCGACGAACACTTCCATGTCGTCGGTGTCGAAGGCGGTCATGGTCAGACGACCGGCGCGGCTTGCGCCTTGGCGACGGGCTTGTTGTTGAC